TTCAATACAATGAAACTCACCAAAAATTTTTCATTCAAAGAAATGACTTTTTCTGATACTGCTATTAGAAAAAATATAGACAACACCCCTGGTTTAGAAGAAGCAATAAATTTGACAAATGTTTGTAATAATATTTTGCAACCTGTAAGAGATCATTTTGGAAAAGTAGTAAGAATTAATTCTGGATACAGATCAGTTAAATTGTGTTTAGCAGTAGGAAGTTCCGCAAAATCTCAACATGCAAAAGGGGAGGCCGCGGATTTTGAAATTAATGGTGTGTCTAATCATGATTTAGCAAAATGGGTTTATAATAATTTAAATTATGATCAAATTATTTTAGAATACTACGATCCAAAAGGCGATCCCAATAGTGGTTGGGTTCATTGTTCTTATAAAGCTGATGGAACAGGTCGTAAGCAAGCTCTAATTATTAATAAAAACACAAAGGGCAAATATCTCCCATGGAAGCCATAGAAGCATTTTTTTGGAAATGTTATCTGCAATTATTATTCGGACTTCATTTATTAATTCATAAAAAAACGTGGATTGACAATCATATTTTATTATGCTATACTAATTTAGATAAATTAGGTAGCAATTACGATAAATCCTGGTACTACAAATTCACTAAATGACCTTTTATACAAATGTTCAAAATTGGGGCGGTAAAATCTATTACAGAGGAATAGATTCTAACGGCATTCACTTCAAAAAAAAGTTGGATTATAATCCAACTCTATTCATTAACTCACCAGAACCCACCGAATATAAAACTCTTGAAGGAACATGTCTTGCTCCTGTTGAATGTGGTAATATTAGACAAACAAGAGATTTTATAAAAAAGTATGAAGGAGTAGAGAATTTTAAAATCTACGGAAATACAAATTATCATTATACTTTTATTACAGATAATTTTCCAGATCAAATTAAATATGATTTAAGTAAAATAGTAACTGCAAATATTGATATCGAAACTGGTTCTGAAAATGGATTTCCTAATCCAGAAACTGCTCCCGAACCTGTTACTGCAATTACTGTTTCTTTAAATGGAAAATATTATGTTTTTGGTTGTGGTGAATACAAAAAACATAGAGATGATGTTGAATATTATGAATGTGAAAATGAATTACATTTACTTCAAGAATTCATGTCATTGTGGTCCAAGCAAGATATAGACATTGTTACTGGTTGGAATATTAAGTTTTTTGATATACCATATCTTGTAAATAGAATGAATTTGTTATTTGATGAATCATTTTATTATGATTTATCGCCTTGGCAGTTTGTAAGTGAAAGGACTGTTATGGGGTTTGGAGGAGCAAAACAGCAACAAGCATATGAACTTATGGGTGTTGCGACTCTTGATTATTTGGATTTATTTCGAAAATTTACTTATACTAATCAAGAATCTTATGCTTTAAATCATATTGCTCATGTTGAATTAAATGAACGAAAATTAGATTATTCTGAATATGGTTCATTGCATACTCTTTGGAAAGAAGACTATCAAAAATTTATAGAATATAACGTAAAAGATGTTGAACTTGTTAATAAATTAGATGATAAAATGAAATTAATTGAAATGGCTATTGTATTAGCATATGATGCCAAAGTAAATTATACAGATGTTTATACACAAGTTAGAATGTGGGATACTTTAATTTATAATGAATTAAGAAATAAAGGTATACAACTTCCTCCTAAAAAAGATTCAATAAAAGATCGGCCCTATATTGGTGCTTATGTTAAAGAACCTATTCCTGGAATGTATGAGTGGGTTGCTAGTTTTGATTTGGATAGTTTATATCCACATTTAATCATGCAATATAATATTTCTCCAGAAACATTACTTACAAAATTTCCCCAAAAATCATTATCTGTTGATAAACTTTTAAATAAAGAAATTAGTACTGATTATGCTAAAACTGAAGATATATGCATAGGAGCTAATGGGTTTCATTTTTCAAATGAGTATCAAGGATTTCTTCCAGAAATGATGGAAAGAATGTATGCAGAACGAAAAAAGTTTAAAAAAGATATGCTCAAGGCACAACAAGAATTAGAAACAGAAACCGATGGATTGGATAGATTACGACTTATTAAAGAGGTTTCAAGATTAAATAATATGCAGATGGCAAGAAAGATTCAACTTAATTCTGCTTATGGTGCTTTAGGTAATCAATATTTTAGATTTTATGATGAAAGACAAGCAACGGCTATTACGACTGGTGGACAGCTTTCAATTAGATGGGTTGAGAATGATGTTAATCGATATTTGAATAAAATTCTCAAAACAGAAAATAAAGATTATATTATAGCCGCTGATACTGATTCGATTTATCTAGGTTTAGATGATTTAGTTAAATCTGTTTTTACTGATACAAGTGATAAAGAAAAAATTATTAAATTTTTAGATAAGGTATGTGAAACAAAAATACAAGATTGTATAAATGATTCATTCAATCGATTGCATGTATATATGAATGCATTTGAACAAAAAATGAATATGTCTAGAGAAGTTCTAGCAGATAAAGCGGTTTGGACTGGTAAGAAACATTATATTATGAATGTTCATAATTCTGAGGGAGTACAGTATACTAAACCCAAATTAAAAGTAATGGGTATAGAATCAGTTAAATCTTCAACTCCAGCAGTTTGTAGAGAAAAATTAAAACAGTCTTTTGATATTCTTATGAATGGGACTGAAGACCAAATGCAGAAATTTATTGAAGAATTTAAGGAATCATTCCAAACACTTCCTCCAGAAGATATTGCATTTCCAAGATCAGTTAAGGGAATTGACAAATATAGTGATAGTGTGTTATTATATAAGAAAGGCACGCCTATACATGTAAAGGGAACAATCATACATAATAAATTACTGAAAGAACATAAACTTATAAAGAAATATCAAATTATTCAAGAGGGAGAAAAGATTAAATTTTCTTATCTTAAAGAACCGAATCCTGTAGGGGATACTGTAATTAGTATGGGAACAGTATTGCCTTCAGAGTTTGGTTTACATGAATATATAAATTATAATATGCAATTTGAAAAGTCTTTTTTAGAGCCGTTAAAAAATATATTAAAATGTGTTGGATGGGAACATGAAAAAAGAAGTACACTTGAAGATTTTTTTATTTAAGGAGATATAATGAGTTTTTTAAAAGAATATATTAAGGAGGTGGGGAATGAATATGCTGGATTGGTTTCAGATGGTATTGAAGCAGGCGATGTTGAATCTTTCATTGATACTGGCAGTTATGCTTTTAATGCTTTACTTAGTGGCTCAATATATGGAGGTTTGGCCTCAAACAAAATTACAGCATTCGCTGGAGAAAGTGCAACTGGGAAAACATTCTTTGTACTCGGTATTGTCAAACAATTTTTGGAAGACAATCCTACTGGTGGCGTTCTTTATTTTGAGTCTGAATCTGCTATAACAAGACAAATGATTGAGCAACGAGAAATAGATACTACTCGTATGGTTATGTTACCTGTTGCTACAATTCAAGAGTTTGCATATCAAGTTACAAAGGTTCTTGATAAACATCTTGCTAGTGAAGATAGAAAGCCTTTGATGATATGTCTTGATAGTCTTGGTATGTTATCTACTTCAAAAGAGGTGGGAGATGTTGCAGAAGGTAAAGAGACAAAAGATATGACAAGAGCCGCACTCGTAAAAGGAACATTTAGAGTATTAACACTTAAAGCAAGTAAAGCAAAAGTTCCTGTATTAATTACAAATCATACTTATAGTCAAATTGGTGTGATGTTTCCACAGCAAATTATGGGTGGTGGTACTGGTCTTTATTATGCTTCAAGTAATATTGTATTTCTTTCAAAAAGAAAAGAAAAAGAAGGTACAGAAGTAATAGGTAATATTATTCATTGCAAAAATCATAAGTCTAGATTGACAGTAGAAAATAAAATGGTTGATGCATTAGTGACTTATAATAAAGGATTAGATCGTTGGCATGGTATGTTAGAACTTGCTGAAGAAGCTGGTATTTTTACTAAAGTGTCAACAAGATTTGAACTTCCAGATGGTACAAAATTATTTGGAAAACAAATTATGCAAGATCCTGAAAAATATTTTACTGAAGAAGTAATGTTAAAAATCGACAAATATTGTCAGGAGAAATTTCTATATGGAACAACAAAAGACAATGAAGAAGTGGTACACGATGGTGAAGAATCCTCAGAATGAAGAGGATGATCAATTCGCTTTTGCTATCACTAAAGGTAAATTTAAAGATGTAGTTTATAAGTATAATCGATTTGGATTAATAGAACCAGATGCAGAACAAGAAGAGTTGAAATATCGGTTCGAATATGATATACTTGAAATACCTGGAGAAATCAGAGATAAGAAATATTCTGATACTGAGGGTGTAGAATTTGAAAAATTAATAGGCGACATTTTAATAGAAGTAATTCAAGAAAACATAGATTTAAATACAAACGAAGATGACGAGGATAGAGGACACGATACTGAAGAATCTGATATTCAATGATGAATATACCAGAAAATCTCTTCCATATTTAAAAAAAGAATATTTTACAGATCATAATGATAAATTTCTTTTTGAAGAAATAGAAAATTATGTGAATAATTTTAATGTTCTTCCTACCAAAGAAGCCCTAATTATAGAAGTTGGAAATAATTCGAAACTTACTGAAGATCAATTTACTGATGTTTCTAAAAAAGTTACAGAATATTTCGATAATAAAGAAGATACAGAAACAGATTGGTTACTTGAAACTACTGAAAGATTTTGTCAAGATAAAGCAATTTATAATGCAGTACTTGAATCGATAGGTATTATTGATAATCAAAAAGAAACACAAAAAGATAAAGGAGCTATACCAGAAATTTTATCTGATGCTCTTTCTGTTTCTTTTGATCCTAACATAGGTCACGATTACATTGAAGATTCGAATGAACGGTTCGAATTTTATCACAAAGTTGAAGAAAAGATACCTTTTGATTTAGATTATTTTAATAAAATAACTAAGGGCGGTTTATCCAAAAAAACCTTGAATGTCACTCTTGCTGGTGTAGGTGTTGGAAAGTCATTATTCATGTGTCATCATGCGGCTTCTGCAATTGCTCAAGGATTAAATGTTTTATATATTACTCTTGAAATGGCTGAAGAAAAGATTGCAGAAAGAATTGATGCAAATTTAATGAATATTACGATAGATGATTTACATGATATACCTAAAGATATGTTTGATAAAAAAATAAAAAAAGTTAAAAAATCAACATCAGGTAGATTGATTGTTAAAGAATATCCCCCCGCTTCTGCGAATGTAAATCATTTTAGAAATTTATTGAATGAATTAAAATTAAAAAGAAAATTTGTACCTGAAATTATATTCATAGATTATTTAAATATTATGGCTTCATCCAGATTGAAGTATGGTAATACTGTAAATTCTTATAATTATATTAAATCTATTGCGGAAGAAGTACGTGGTCTTGCAGTTGAAAACAATCTTCCTATTTGTTCTGCTACACAAACAACTAGATCAGGATTTACAGATACAGATTTTGGACTTGAAGATACTTCTGAATCATTTGGACTGCCAGCAACTGCAGATTTTATGTTTGCTTTAATTAGTACAGAAGAATTAGAAGAACTTGATCAAATTTTAATTAAACAATTGAAAAATCGTTATAGTGATCCTGGTAAAAATAAAA